AAGCACAGATGGGGATTTGCTAGAGTAAAAGCACAGCTATCGCTTACAACGGAAGTTCCAATCGATCAAGAATGGGACTCAATCTACCAGCTACCTTCAGATTTATTATTCCTGATTAAGATATACCCAGGAATCAGATACCAGATTTATGGCAATAAAGTGTACGCCAACAATACCGGCCCACTTTACTGCGACTATATTTATAACGCTCCAGAATCAACATGGCCACCGTACTTCACTCAGATGATTGAGTATGCACTGGCTAAAGATTTTGCAACGAGCATCCGAGACAGTTCAGCATCACGGCAAGAAATGTCTGCTGAGTATGTAAATGCTTCTAGGATGGCTCGATATACAGACTCCCAGCAATACCCAATGACACCTATCACGAGCAACCCTTTTGTTAACGTGAGGTTCTAGTGGCCAAGTCTCGCTTTATCCAAAATAACTTTGTTAGTGGAGAGTTGTCGCCATTAATGCGAGGCCGTACTGATATTAATCAGTATTACCAAGGGTTACAGACAGCTAACAACGTCGTTCTAGTCCCACAGGGCGGTGTTAAGCGTCGTCCTGGCACTGAACATATCGATACTGTCCTGAATAAACTGGAGCGTCTAACGGCTCAGAACCCAATCATGCCTAATGGCGGGTCTGGATCAGTAGCTAATGACGGTGACGACACTACTACAACGTCTACAACGCTGGGTATTTCAACGATCAACCCATACGTTGTTGCGTACTACGACCGTACTGCAACGCCTGTACTCAAGACTACGGCAGTTTTTGCAGACCTAAGACAGATTAGCCTGTCTAGCGGGTCATCTACTGAGTTCGTGATACAGGATTCTCCTAACGCAAGCACATGGACTACCGTTGGCACTGTTCCACTACTCGGAACAAATCCACAAGACTTTAGGATTCCCATTGGATCAGCGGAAAGATACGTTCGTCTAGCTAGGGTTGGGGCAGATCCACTTGGTGCGTCTGTTGTTACTTTGGCAGGGTTCAATCTAATTACTCAGACAACTACTGCTGGCGATCCATCAGAGTCTAAGTTGCTAAATTTTAGCGTAACGACTGATCGAAACTACTTGTTGTCGGTTACTGACGGGAACATTAGGATTTTTAAGAATCCAGGAAACTATGTTGCCGACGTTAAGGTGCCATATACCGCTGCTCAAGTAGCCACAATCAGGGATACGCAAACTGAAAGCGTTATGTTGCTGTTCCAAGAAGACGTGCCGCCACAACGATTGATTAATTTGGGTACGGATGCAGATTGGTTTTTGGATGAAGTGCCATTCACCAATGTTCCGACGTATGACTTTGATGATGATCTGAGTCCTACTCCAGTTAATGAAATACAGGTAATGACATTAACGCATGGTAGCGGTCATAACTGGGAAGTTGGCGATCAATTCCAGATAGATGTTGAAAGTGTATTGTCTAAAAATATTACTTTTGCAGGAGATGGCACTGCTGCTGAACAAAGTTCTACTGTATTTAATATCCAAAAAAATCTACAAGAGATGCCTACGTTTGGAGAAACAGGCGTTGCGGTAGCTAGAACAGGAACAAGACAGTACACAATTACGATTAGCGGTGAATCTACCAAAGCCTTTGAGTTATTTTCAGGCTTTCCAACGGCGGGCAATGTAGATAACACGGTTGTATTTACTCAGACCCAAGTTGGATCGCCTAGAAAAGAACCTGTATGGTCTGCTACTAGGGGCTATCCCAAGACTGCATGTTTCTTTGAAGGTCGGTTAGTTCTTGGTGGCACTAAATCCAAGACTGCATCGGTATTCTTTTCCAAGTCTGGGTCGTTCTTTGACTTTGATATTGACGATGGTGATGACGACGAAGGTATCTTTGCTACTATCTCATCTCGGAAGCTAAACGAAATCATCGATGTCTATCCTGGCAGAAACCTACAAATATTCACGTCTGGGGCTGAGTTCTCTGTTACCAGTAAGCCAGTCACGCCTACAAGTGTAGGAGTATCTCCGCAAACTAATCATGGTGCATCGTATGTAGAAGTCGTGGATGTAGACGGATCTACCATATTCGTGGATAGGAACGGTAAGACCATTTACGATTTTGTTTACTCGTTCAACGAAGACGCTTATGTAACGCATGACAGGTCGGTACTATCGTCTCATCTGATTAAACAGCCTACAGACATGGCTATGTTGTCTGGCACGACTAGCGAAGATGCTAACTGGCTATTTATTACCAATACTGACGGCACGGTCACAGTCCTTAATACTCTGCGAGACCAAGACATCAACGGGTTTACACGATGGGAAACTGCATCTACAACGTATCCTACTGCTACCCCTGAGCCTGGAGTTATCACTAATGCCACGGTAGTAGACGATCAGCTATACATGATCGTTAAAAGGCAAGTTAATGCTCTTGCCGATACTAAATACCATATTGAACGCTGGTCATTCGATCATTTGATGGACGATTCAACGATATTCAATCCTGGCCCAACGGATACCTTCATATCTGGCCTTAGCTATCTAAATGGATTGACCGTTCAGATCGTAGCAGACGGTATTGTATTGCCAGAAAGAACCGTTAATGCTGGTCAAATCTTACTAACAGCATCAGAAGTAGGCTATACCAACGTAGAGGTAGGTCTAAACTTCCCTGTACAAATCACTGGTATGCCGCTCAATACTAATATCGGCAGTGGTGAGAACCAGATGCGTATCAAGCGTATCGTTCGCATGAACATCAGGGTCTACCAGTCCTACGGGTACTATGTAGACGGTCAACCGGTGCCTATTAGAGAGTTTGATTACTCGATAGACTCACCGTTAAACACGTCACCTAACGCTAAAACTGGCATAATAGAAGACGTACTGAACAATATAGGTTGGACTAGAGACGAAATGCCATCGATAACGGCACCAGACCCTACTCCTGTATTTATACAGATGATTGAATACGAGGTTGAATCATCGTGAACGTAGCGTTACAGAGCAATATCTACAAGGCGCAGAACGTTATGCTGTCTATGCCACAGGCTGAGACCGAGACTAGGCACCATTTTGCTGACGGGATCTATGCTCGTGAGTTATTCATCCCTGCTGGAGTATGTCTGGTAGGCGCATTGCACAAGACTAACCACTTATTTACGGTGTCTCAGGGCGAATGTGTAGCGGTAACACACGAAGGACGAGAAGAAATCAAGGCTCCATACATGGGGCAGACTCAACCAGGTATGAAACGAGTAATATACGCAATTACTGATACGGTGTGGACAACCTTCCACGTTACCGAGGAAACAGATGTGGATAAGATAGCAGAGCAAATTATCGAATTGGAGGCAATCTAATGGCTTGGGTAATTACCGCGGCAGTAATTGGCGGCACCGTTGGTGGAGTAGCAGTTGGTGGCGGTGCGGCAGTAGCAATTGGTGCTACATTAGGTTTAACAACCGGCCTTTCTGCCAGAGGTCAATATATTTCTGGCAAAACGCAAGAAATTGAGCTTAAACGACAAGCCGAAGAAGAACGTTTAGCTGCTCAAAGCCGTGAATTGCAACGTCGTGAAGAATTAAATAGAGCACTGGCTGCTAATGTAGTAGGTCAATCTATGTCTGGGATTTCTGGAGAAGGTACTCCAGCTAGCATTTCATTAGCTAGCGCCAAGAAAGCAAGCCTTAGCGAAGCCACTATTGGTTTATCTGAGAAGTTAAAACAGGCTCAATTGCGTAGGCAAGCTTCATCCGCACGTCAAGCTGGATACTTACAGGCTGGATCTACATTGTTAGGCGGTGTTATGCAGGGAATATCATTGGCTAGCGGCGGAAAATCTGGTGGGGAAACATAATGGCCCAGAAGCCTATTGGATATTACGGAGAGTTCAGACCCACGGGAGTAGATACGTCTGCTGCACGTAGGTTTGAGGCGCTTGCTGGTCTAGCAAATCAAGTAGGTGATATTGCATTCCAGATAGGAGCCAAGAAGGCAGAGCAAGTAGGCGCTGAGAAAGGCGAGAAAGCTGGCCGAGAGTACGCTGCAAAGTTAGCC